TAAGTATGATATATCATCTGTAATATTTGATGCGTAAGGCGGTATACTTTCTGGATCATTATTATTATACAAACTCTCAGGTAGTGCATAGAAATAGAAATCTGCACCTACATTATATTTGTCAGTGAATCCTATCGGAGCTTTAAAGAACCATAAATTACTTTCAAATATACCTAAAGGAACACTTGTATGTGGTATGGCAGATTGATAACTTAGATTACCAAAATTACTAATCCTATCTTTATCATCATCTAGCGTATTTCCAACAGGTCCTATATCAATAATATTATCTGCAACATTATAATATTCATAAGGTGCTCTATTTTCGCTTGCTGGTATTAGATCTTGATATACTAATCCATTTCCTGCATCATAATATATGTCTGATGAATCTCCAGGTGAATTATTATATTGAGCAGTTCCTATCATCCAGTAACCACTAAATTTGTTGCTTACATTTTGAAAATCTTCTAAGTAATCTCCTACAACTGTTGTTCCGTTAACTAGCAGTTCTCCGCTTGCTGCAAACTGTCCGTTTGTTCCATAAGTATAAATTACGCATCTAGCATTATCTGTTGCAACATATACAACTTTACTACTAGCGTCAGTTGTGCTTACAGTTTCGCCAATTATAGGAATATTAATTGCACTGTCTACATAGAATACATGATCTACTTTTCTTAGTATAGTATGACTATCAGTTAAGAATAATGAACTTATTTCGTTAAACAAACCATTAAATGGAGTTCTACTTTGTAGTGTATATGTGCCTGTATTTGCTCCTGTATATTCATTCCATTTTAATACTATAGTATCACCTATACTACTTGCATTAAACATTTGTGTAGGCGCTCTAACAAGCATGTGATCAACTAAAGTATCTCCCATTCTGTAGTTTCCTAAATTAAGTAAATTAATTTGGGTACTATCAACATCTTCTGCAAATTGCGCAAAGGATGTATTAGTAAGATAGGGTGCACCACCTGTTGCTCCTGCTTGGATATCAAATCTTGCCTTCCAATAACTTTCTTGATACTTTACAATTTCATTTGCTGAATAAGGTACACTATCATCAAAATTTCCTCTGTATTCACTAGATATGTTTGATGCATACGGGCTTCCTACGGCCATATAAATTCCATCTGGACTCATTTCAACAACAGTGCCAAATTTCTCATCTGTATTAATAAGGGTAGATCCATCATAGCCTAAACCTTTTACAGATCCTGGAGGTCCTAGTGTTTGTTGGAATACCATGTTATTTTGATTAGTAGCTCTGGTGAATACTTGAACTACACCATTTTCTAATTTAGGACTTCCTACAACCATTACAGTGTTATCTGTATTAACAGCTATACTTGCACCAAACTCATCAAACGGCTGAGAGCTATCATCTAATAAATTAGGATTCTGTAATCTCTGTAATAACTTATACTGCTGATTGTTTTGTATGACTGTCCAATTTTCTTGATTATTATCGTCAACCCACAAAATTTCGCCGTCATCTATAGATTTTTCTGCTTGTAAGTTTGCATGGTTCAAGTCTGGCAATCTGTTATTTCTAAACAAAGACAAGTATCCGTTTGCTTCTTGCAAGGTAGATATTGCAGGATCATTTATTGTAATTCTATTCAATACTGCACTTACAACTTTGTAGAATCCATTTGTATCTTGGTCTATGTCATTTATACCAATAATGTCATTTTTAAACACTATATCAGAAATTGGTGTATCTAATATTAAATCAACTGTTCCGCCTTCTACTATACTAGACTCAATTGCTGTAATTTGTATACCGGCTTGAACGTGTTTTTCTACACTCCAAGTTGGATCACCGACACCAATCCAAAGATATTCATTAGATTCTATTTGAGTAATATCTAGTCCAACAATCTGATCTTTGTCTAGTACACTAAATGTAACATCTTGAGGTCTGACATATCCGGCTGTTGGTACATACTCTGTAATATTTTTGTAAGTATCTGTAGGGAACGGTGTATGGGTATAACCTTCAGGCTTAAGATAAACATCAGCCGGAAGTTGCCTAATAACTAAGTCTGTTGTACCTACTTGCCTTGTATTAACAAGTTCAACTGGTTGCGGACTAAGTCTTATATCCTTTTCATTTAATATAAATTCAACTTCTTCAAATCCTCTGCTTGCGCCATATTGTCCTGTACGTATTGCCCACTCTTCGTAGAATTCTAAACTATCTTTATCTGCACTAGCTAGTGCATCAAATAGTTTAATTAAACTATTTGCACTGCCTTTTTCTTGAATCATACCCTGATAGAATTTAAACTGGCTTACATCATCATTAATAATGTTCTGCAAATATTGGCGTTTTTGATATCCGATCAAATGTTGTGCTAATTTTTGTTGTGCTGCATCAAAGTTATCGCTATCAAGATCATAGAAGTCTGCAAACTGATTAATTCTGTAATCAAAATTAGTGTACAAAGTTGGTTCAGGTTTATCTGTTAATTGTTGCCAGTCGCTTCGATCAAAAAGTTCTTTACCAGATACTTCATTTTTTGCAACATAATAGAATTCTTTGTACTGTACTAAAGCTCCTATATTGTAATCAGTGTACTGCTCCCATTCTACTGTTGTAGCAGGGTCATACACAAATCCTGGTATATTTAAACTGCCGGACCATTCATCAGACCTATACCCCAGGACCCTGATTCGTTCTTGTCTATATCCTGGTTCTTGGTCATATATTATGTCTCTAAACACAGTTTGGTTGTCTAATACTAATATGTGTTCTGTTTGAACAATAGGTAAATTTATGTGATAAATTCCTATATTATCGTTTCTTGTTCTAATAATAAAGGTATTTGATTCACTACGATCAATTGATAAATTAGATTGTGAAATTTGTCTTCCATCTTGGCTGTAAATTGTGTTTCCAGCATAAATGTCAAACACATCATCAACAACAGAATAAGTTGTTTTTAACTTCAATTGATTTGCGCCCGGACTAAGTGTAATTACTGATCCAGAAGCCCAATTTTCTGTTGTCCAAAACATAAATTCTTTTACGCTAGACATCCAGTTTTCAATTATATTCTTTTCTTTGTTAAAGTAATCAAAAACAAATCCCTGGTCTTTTAAATAATCTGCATACCCTAATATAAAGTCAACAACATCTTGTATAGTAAGTAATAATGTTCCATAAGGTATAGTATTCTGTACACTAGAATCGAACTTGGATCTAGAAACAGCTTCTACACCGCCTTTGGTAGGCAATGACGGAAGCACTTGCCATTTCTCTTTATCAAAGCTATTTGCTGTAAATGTAGACTTGGCTATATAGAACTTACCTTGATTACGAACTATGTCACCTTCAGTATATCTATCACCTAGTGCAAAATCTCTATAAGGTTCAGTGATTCCACCTACATTTATAAGTCTGTCACTATTTTGTTGAATGTATTGATTTGATATAAACACAGGGTTGTCAGTATCATAACCTGAAATAATAAATCCTTCAGGTTGTTTTTCTATCAATACACCACTGTAAGGAATTACTTTAATAGGTTTACTTGTATTAACAAATAAATTATAATTTTCGTCCGGTACAAAAACATTTCCTTGATTGTAAGGAGTACGACTGTCTAATATTAATTTAAATTTAGCTTTATTACTAAACCCTGCTAGTTTTGAACCTATGTTTACATTTAAATTTTTAATGTTTGATTTTAATTTATCATAAACTTTGTCTTGCGAACTTATTACATAATTTGTAATATAATTAATTAGGCCACTGGTTGTTACCCTGTCTGCATCATTTGCTGTGTTAGGAAACACAATATCTTTTAATTGGATTCTTTTTTCAGTAGGAGCATACACTAAATTGCCTGCAATATCTCTCTGCATACGACTTACATCAAACAACCTAGCAATAGTCCCCATAGGATTGTTTATTATAATTGTTTTCAAGAAAGAAAAATTATAAGAACTACTGTTTCGCCATGCATTTTCAGCTGGTGCTGCATCACCAAATTTGAAAGGATTTCTAGCTAGTGTTTCTACATATTCTTTTGCAAAACTACTTTCTAACGGACTTAAGAGATTTCCTATTGAATCTACAGGAATATTATTAAGTAAATTAGGACGTTTAAATTTTACATCTACAGTAGGGACTTGTCCGGGTATACGATGTATACCATTTTGTAAATCTTCCCAAAGTATTAAATTTTCTTTAGTGTATGGTGCAGGACCATAAACATCTGTCCACCATTTTGGTTGTATTTTGTACCCTAACATTTCCCATGGGGTTAAATGGGGTGTAGGTGTATCAAATGCGAAATCGTAAACTCTTCTCCACCAACCAGGTAATGGTTTACCTGACGGAGAGCTCATAAATCCATAGTTGTATGTGAACGATCTACCTTTTTCATAATATTTAGAAGTAGTATAATCTGTACTCAATAAATAATCGTTACTTGCTACAAGTGTTAACCATGAAATAAAGTCGCTAATTAGTGGTCTGTCTATATCTTCTAATGTATAGTCTGTTTTTCTATATTCACTTGGCAAATAATCAAAGATATCGAAAATTTCTTTATTATAATCCTGTTTGATATTATTGTATATTCTTTTTTCAAGTTCTAGTAATAAGGAATCTCTGTAATCTCCGTATGCAACTAGTTTACTTCCATCATGTCCTCTAATAACTGTTTGCGGATCCAAGTAACTATTATCCACAAAAATTTCTGGAATATATTTAGGAAATATTCCTAATTTAGATGGTGTAGGAGGAATATAATTACCGTCTGTATTTTCATATTCGTATATAGTAATAATATCGTTATCATTAAGTTCAGCTAATACTTCTACAAATCCCTGATCATTAAATGTATACTCTGTTGAATATGTTAATTGGGTATTATTCAAGTATACTAATACTGCTTTTTCAGTCAAACTATCATTTGAGTATATTTCACTCATTGCATAGAATTTTTCGTTTGTATTATATACTATATGTTGAATTTCTTTTGCGCCGCCAAAAGGAACCATATCCGAAAAATAGAATGGATCTGATTTACGTTTAGTTTTGAACATTTCACTTAATATTGCATCTACATGCTGACGAGGTTCACCATCAAATCCTAAAGTTTCTGAAACCTGAATAAATTGACGTTTAAACTTTTCGTATTCTTGTCCTGCAAAATCTATAGCTTCAATTATATTAAATTGCTTACTTGATAACAAGTAAATAGACAGTGGAGACAAATCAGTGTTCTGTACAAATTTTTGACCGTATTTAGAAATATTTCCTAAATCACGTAAATTATTTACTCCTGGATTTATTCCTTCAAAATTCTCTAATTCTTCTATAATACTTGTAACATGATCGTTTACTTCACCTAGTGTAAATTGATTTATATTATTGTTGAGAGGATTTTTTTCTAAACTACTAGGAATAGCGTAATAACCGTTAGTATTTTTTGGTTTCTGTGATTTAGTTTTTATTACAAGATTGTCACCTTGATTCAAATTTTTGTCAAATCTAATATACACGGTGCTATTTTGTTCTATCAATTGCCAGTCTAAACTTACACTGCCGTTAATAGAAATGTTAACTTCTACATCTTGAATAGTCAGAGGCTTATCATATACAATAATTTCAAAATCGTTTACTTGGCTATCTACAACATGTTGGAATACTACTCTCTGGGTGCTTTTTTCCCAGGCCTTAGTCCAACCATTTTTGTAAACAAAGTCTTCTCTTTCATCATATTGCTTTACAAAACATATATCGCTATTGATTTCAAAAACAAAACTATCGTCCTGGTATTGGTATGTATCATTCAATAAGTCAAACGTAAATGTAATGTCTCCTACATTTTCAATAGATCTATAATTTAAAGGAAAACCTAATTCAGGATCATTTATTCCTTCACCAACAGAATATGCAAATATCTTATTGCCTCTAAAGTTTGGTGTTTCATATGCTTGCTTATCACCTATACTATTTCCTTGCTTGTCAAATAAATCGAATAAAGGAGATTGGTTAGTCTGAGTTTTTTCTTGCGCACTAATCCAGTTAGTTCCATCATAGAAGAATATTTTACCTGAATATGTATTACCAGATGTAACAAGAACATTTTCTCCTGTTACTGGATTGGAATCTGCAACTTCTATAAGAGATATTTGTCTATTAGTTGCTTGCCCGCTTCCTCCAAAGTTTATAAACTTAACTTGGAATACTTTATTTTTTACATTTACATCTTCTTCAGCTGTGAAAAGTATTCTCATACCATCTGTAAGAGCAATGCTATCTATATTGTAACCTTGCGAGCCTTCTATTATAGAAAAAATATCTTTTGTCTTGGTGTCAATCAAGTCAACATCAGTTTTTCTTTTCCAGCCCATATTGTATAATTTGATGCCAGATTCAAATTCTATAATAGGTCGTCTTGCTCTAGAAGATTGGTCTACATCTACTGGTTGGTTATTAATTTCTGCACTTCTAGTAATTGTGTCTATATGGAACCAGCGATTATATCTAGTCCAGGCATTTCCATCTGGACTAGCACGGTTTATGACAATATAATCTTTATCTTGATTGTAACTATTTGCAGTTCCAAAAGGATTCCTATCAAAATTTTCTGTATCAAAAGGAATTTCTTTCCTTTGGCTGTAGTTTGCAGGAATCTGTAGATCTTGTTCTGAAACAAGTTTTATAGCTGTACCTACACCTTCTACATAATATTCGCCGATAGCATATTTTTCTGGAGTAACATTTCCTAAGAAATATACTTTCATTCCGTTAGTTAACGACCATCCATCACTAGTTGTGTAATATTTCTTTCCTAATATTTCTTTCTCAACATCTATTGAACTATTTTCTACCAAATCAAATACATTTATTATTCCACCAGTATCTAAATTAGTTGCACTTGAATAGTATAAAGTATTAGGAGTATTTTCATCAGGTGTAAATTCTACTACACCTTGTTCTACATTTTGTGTTACTCCTGATAGGTTATACGTTGAATTTAGACTACGTCTGGTTTTGATTGTAAATGGATTACCTATTGAATCTATTTCAAATTTATATGTTTGTCCTCTATATAAATTTATTGAAGGATTTTGACTGAATCCATTCGGTGTAAACACATATGTAAAGTTATCTCCGTTATCTTTAAGTGTAACAGATAGTGTGCTTTCTATATCTTCTTGTAAGCCTAACACAGGGACACTTTGTGGACCATTTGGAAGCCAATAGTACTGCCTAAAGTTTACAAATTTATCCCATTCAATCATAGGATTCCAGGCATAGTATTCCTGTTTACTAATCTTATCGTGATTAATAGTTTGACCATTTTTAATAGATACTGTGTTTATTAAATCAATATAATCAGTATAGTCTATAATATTATTAAGATTGTCTTTTAATACAACAGCAGGCTCTAGTTGATAATTTTGTCTATCTGGGGATACCTCCGGCAAGTAACTGTCACTTGGTTCAAAGGCTGGTGTAGTTTTTCTTCCTAAATATCCGTCTACTTTTTCTATAACACCAGGTTGTATAAGTTGATCAACTGTTGATTCTAGAAATTTTCTGTTTGCAGCTGTTCTGAAATATTTTGGAAGAAGGGCTGCTGATTTACGTTTTGTGTCGTTACCTTGTGGTAGTGGTATATCACTTTGGTTATCTTCGTAAGCCATTAGTAACTATTTCCTCCGTTGCCTGAGCTGACACTAGATCCACTTTGTACTCCAGTTGTAGTGCTTGCTACTGAAGTAACTATGTTTCCTGCTGATTTAAGTTTGGCTGCTGTGATTGTATCTATTATTGTTACATTATCAACAGTCGCGCCACTTACAAATATTTCATCTGATTCACTTTTTATTTCATACAAGCTACCAAAATATAGATAATCTTGATTAGGCACAATTACAACAGATACAATATCTGGTGACAAGCTGTTCATAATATAAGTTGCAAGTTCACTAAAGTAGAAAGTTTCGCCAAATTCCCAATTTTCTAAAGCAAAATATTGATTTATAGCTGATATTACTCTTGTTCTAACGTCGTTATCATTAACAACAAGATCCGGATTTTTTACAACTTTGAAAACTGCCCTTAGATCAGGATCAGCTTTGTTTCCAAATAATACTTTATACTTCACAGGGTGATAAATTATTTCATCACTAATTGACTTTAAGTTGTTTAACTTTTGTCCATAACTTTTATATAAATCGTCTGAGCTAGGCGGCAGTGGTTTATCTGTCAATTCATCATCTAACCAATTTCTATAGTTAGTATCATATGTGCGTGTTAGCATGTAACAGTCTATAATATTTGTACTTGATGGATCGATTCTATTATTACTGTCAGCACTATGAATATAATGGAACTTTAGTTGATCTCTGCCTACAAATGCTTTATAATCAGCTGTAACCTGTAGATTAAGATTCCTCAAAATTTTAAATGTATCAACATCTCTAAAGTACCAAATTTGTCCTTCGTTATATGAACTATAAGGTCCTACTTCACTTTCTGTGTTTAAAGGTATTATGTTACTATCACTTAAACTAATATATCTATAATCGTCTACTTGAGCTGTGGTAGTATATTTTTCTAAGAATACCAATTTATCAAGAACATTTGTATCTTCGGCAATGATATCGTCAAATATATCTGGATTATCAACTACACCATCGTCATCTGAATCATTAAATGTAATTTCTATTTTGCTTGTGTCTACATATCCTTCAGCATCTCTATATGAATTTGATATTTCCCATAAGAAGTCATCATTAAATGCTTCTCTGCTATCTGGTGCTTTATTAATACTTAATATATTGATTGTGTCTTTAACAAGTTTTCCTGTTTTTGGATCGTATACCTTATCAGTATCGTCATAGAAAAATTTAATTTCCTTTGCACTTTCAAATACGTACCGCAAACTTCTATAAGTTACAGTATAGTTGTCTCCGTTAGTTTCAAATAATAACATCCAACTAGCATCTAATTTTTGGTTAGTGCTGTCACCTTCTTGTCCTGTAGAAAATTCATCTGTTAAATTAAGATTACTTTCTGTAATAATTTTCCATGCTCTTTCATTTATGTCATAGCGCAAGCCGAATGTATTATAAGCAAACGCTTGATCTATAAATTGCGTTCTTACATCATTTGTTAATACTGTGCTAAGTTTTGGTCTTAACTCTGTTAGTATTGCTTCACTTGGAATAATATCATTAAGTACAATAGGGCCTAATCCTGTATCTTGGACTTCTGTACCTCTACCTACTACACTTACTACTTTAACCCATTTGTATAAAGAGCTACCTGGATGATCGGGCTCACCGTCCATTATTGTGCCATTTTCCATAAAGTGCTTACCATCAGGTGCTACAAATTTACATAATGTTCCAGGTTCTATTAAGCGTAAGAAATTAGCAGTAAATGTGCTTACAAAATATCTAATACCATCTACATCTGAAAGATAACCTGTGCTTCGATTGGTATCACTAGTTACTTGTGTCCAAGTTGCATTCAAATCTTTAATTAATACTTTAGGAAATTTTGAAAGATAGAAATTCAAAATATTTTTGTTTTGTAGTATTGGTTCAATTTGGTTAACAATAACGCCTTCGATATCAGTCTGAGTTTCAAAAGCAAAATTAGTCTTTTGTTGTGATTCTTGCTTGTACATTACTCCATCAGAAGCAAACAAACTTGTAGTGCTATATTTTCCAGTTGCATCTATTAAATCATAATATCTACTGATACCACTGCTGGTTCTATTAACACTTTTAATTTTTACAATTTCTTGGCTTTGAGCTAGAGGAAGAATATTATAATCTTCAGCAGTAATCATTCTATTTTGTGTATAATAAGTTGCTGGTGCAGAACTTCTAATGCTATCGTTTGTTTCTCTACTACTTGCATTGTCTACATTATAACGCAAACTTGCTGTTATAGTAATTGTTTCTGCTTGACCTTTTTTTGTTACATATGGTACAGAAATAAGAATATTTTGCATTTCTCTTGCATTAATATTATATGATCTATTTTCACTAGTTCTGTAATATGCTCTAAATCCGCCACTTGGTAGATTACCAAAAACACCGTCGGAAAATATTAGGTTTATCCTGTCATTTACTCTTGTAAGGACACTATAAATATCTCTAACTTCTTTGTTGACACTATTATAAATTACATTATTACCTTCAACGTTATCTACTTTTGTCCATAATTTTTGTTCAGCACCTTGATCGTCAACACTGTACAACCACACATCGCTGTCATTGATATTATCAACATCTATTGCTACAACTTGATTAGCAATAGGTCTTTCAATTGTAAATGTTTCTGTTTCTAGCACACCTTGTCTAAAGTGTAGGAAATATCCTGTGTTACTACTTCCAGCACCTTTTCCATCATCTGTGTATATAAATGAAAGCTGATTTCCTTGTAGGGGAGGTTCTTCAATAATTTGTCCTTCATTAATTTTACAACTTGTTACTTCAAATTGTAAATTACTACCATCTACTCTTTTACTAAAGCCATAAACTGGTAAGTCACCGCTTGAGCCGTTTATTCTGTATTGGTCAGTTTGCAACCCATTTATAAGTTCTCTTCTTTCAGGTGATCCGATAGTTCCGTTAACAGGTAATGCAGAATTTAACACTAAATTAAATTGTTCTCTCCAATTAGGATTGGAGCTATCATTCCAAAGTATTGTTTGATTTGCTAAATTGAAATTATTTGTATCAGTCACTTGTTCAGTGGTTTGGACACTACTTATTTTTAAGAAGCCGTTAGATGGTTGCATCCTTTTAGGATTATAAGAAAGCAATCTTGCTAACCGTAATATACTTTCTCTACGCTCTGCTAATTCAATATAATTTTCTCTAGCATTTAAATCAACCCTAAAGCTAAGATTTTGTCCTAAGAAAGCAATGAGATCAATTAAAGCGAGGTATTCAGAACTTTCTATATAATCGTTGAAATCTTCAGGATAGTTTGTCCGCAAATAATTAATCATAGTGCGGCGTAGATTGTCAAAATCATAACTTTGGAAATCGGCGTTTCTAAAGCTCTGGTAGATTCGCTTCCAATCTTCTGCAAGTAATAATCTATTTTGTCTATCCGTTGACGACATATTTTTTGTTCCTCTAACTGTATTTATTTGGTTGAATTATGTGCGCACATTATCCCTGGGTTATTCCGTTTTCTTCGTCAAATGCAAACCGCATAGATTCAACAACATTATATTCAAGGTAAGTTATTTCACATTCAATTTGTATTCCTGTTTCGTATGTTTCAATTATTACTTGATCAACATTAACTCTAGGATCATAGTTTATTACTTGCTGTACATTTTCAATAAGCAAATCTTTCAGCTGATCAGTAAGAGGTTCGTGTAATAAATCCCATACTATTGTTCCGAACTCAGGATTTTCTAATTTTTCACCCTGGCGTATGTGTAGATGGTTAATTATATCTTGCTTAATTAATGCAAGATCGTACAATGCTGTAGTATTACTACTAGGATTGACTGTGCTTAAACCCCTATAATTTCTAGAAGTGAGAGGTTGGCGGCTGGTGTTTGCATTACTTAAATTAATTCTTTTGTATAATTGTTTTTCATTAATAGCCATACTGTATTTACCTATGCTTTAGGAGGCGTTCTTTTGAACGTATCAGGAGTCAATATTACATTTTCTTGGATAATAGAACTACCTGTATTTCTATCAGTTGCAGTAGGTGTCATTTTGGTAGGATCTAAATTCTCATGATGGAACCAAGGTTCGTGTTGTGGAACTCTTTTCATTATACTATCAATATCTTGTTGCTGTTGTATAGCAGTTGGACTTTGTTCTAGTGACACGGTTATCTTATCAGGTACTTTATAAGTAAGAAGTCCTGTAGGGGCCTCAGGAACTAATGGTGTACCTGGGCTTCCACTATTCATAGATATCTTATAAGTATTACCATTTAAATCACCGTCATGAAGAACAACATTGCCGCCACTAACTATTCCAAAAGTTTGTGCTGGTCCGGATTTAAGATATTGACTTCCTTTTGCAACACTAGTAAGAGATTTATCTGTGTAGTCAATTCTATCTCCGTCTGTGGTAATGTTTAAATTTTCTTGTACTTTTAATTTCATATTACCTTTAGTAAGCCATGTTGTGTCGCTACCATTTTCTAAGTTAATGGATTCACCGGCTTTCAAATTGAAATTGCGTTTTGCTTCAAAATTAAAGTCTCTTTCAGCATAGAAATTAAAGTCATTTTCTGTACGCACACTTATACTATCTTCTGCATAAACATCTATTTTACCATTTGAAGTTAATTCTATCCATGCACTACCTTTACTATTTGTAATATAAATTAAATCCTCAGTATTGTGTAGCAGAATTTGATGACCTGTTCTAGTTCTAAATCTTAAACATTCATTAAATGGTAAGTTAGTTTTTGGATCTTTTTCGCCTTCATCAAGAATTGCATATTCTGCTTTTCCTTCACCGGCTTTACTTTTTCTCACAATTTTATCATCGCCGTCGTCCATGATAATACTGCTTCCGCCTAGTCTATCAATAGGCACATTAATCTGTTCACCAGGTTTTCCAATAGGTCCTGTTCTTCCTGTTTTATCTAATGGGCCGGGAGTGCTGATACCAAAAACTGCACTAGGATATTCTCTTCTTGCACTACTAGAACTAGGACCACGGACTTCGTCAAATAATAATCCTGCTTCTAATAATTGGTTTGCTACATTTTCATTATATGGTTTCTTTTCTAAATCTGCGGTCGAAGGATTACCTAATGAAGCTAGGTTTACTTCTCCAGCTGGTAGTTTTTTATTTTGTAAACTTTTTGGTCCGTCTGCCCTACTTGAACTTACAGCAGTGTCTGGTAATGCAAAATTATTGTAATCATCAAATACTGTTCCTATATAGAATCCTTGCGATCTATCATCTTCAGCAAAGGCTACCAGTATTACAGTTCCTACATCTGGAGGTACCATCCACATACCATAAGATCTATGGAAGTCATTCATTTTGCGAGTTTCGTTGCCGGTGTAATCTTCTTTATTTTGTTTAGGTATACTATTACCACCAAAAGGGCTACAATATCTTACCTGCTCATATTGTCCTGTCCTCTCAGCTTTTCCATTATTGTCGTTTTTACGGAGTAATTCAACTTCTAATATGCCATTATAACTTGTGTCAAGATTATTAACAATTAGTGCCTGATATATACCAAAATTTCCAAGAGGAGCACTGTTTACTTTTGCATTCCTTAATCTATTACTTTGTAATCCTGAAGAATTTGGTATCATCTATTTTCCTTAAACACATTATTATTATAGATATTAACTATTTCATCAACTGCTTCTCGTTCATCACCTGGTGATGATAACGACCCAAGTGCAGATACATTACCTACACTATCTACTGCTACTGCAAAAGATTTGCCGTCTTGAACTTTACCTACATTGCTTGTGTTAGTATCTTGGATTTCATATGATTTAAACACTAACGGACTTGCTTGGTTTGGAGCTTCATCTAAATCTCCTCCTTTAGAGTTTAATCTACGCAAGCATTTTAGACTATTCTTAAACTCTCCTGAAGAAAATGTATTAACAATTTCTATAACTTGGTAGATTCCTGAAAACACAGCTGCGTTATTTTCCTTAGGAAATTTATAAATTCCTTTGTCTGTATCTATATCAACTGGTGTCCTAAAGTTTAACATTAGGTCTACCTCGGATCTACTCCAATTGATTGCTCCATTTTTAGTAATAGTTAGTATATCGCCTTGCCTGCTGTTATAATTTCCAACACCGTTATCTGGTAGAAAGTAAGGATCTCCCCAAATTTCAAAATCAATCTCTACTAAATCTACCGGACTGTTTAACATAGCATTATTGAAAAATTTTGCTAAAGCATCTAAAGAGTCTGGTGTATAATCTGTGATGCCCCCAGGTGAAACATGCATAGTATTTGGTGTAATATGTGCTGGTGTTCCTAGCGTATTATCCTCTGTTCGCCCTGTGCTTGGAACCGCTTTATTTTCTGTAAGTTTATCTTTAACTATAGCTTTAGATTGCAACTTAGTAGCAATATCGGTAAATCCAGGCATCAAAGGCACAAAAAAAGCATGATCTAATTTTATATTAAAGTCTAATACATCTTGATTTGTTCCTGTATACAAGAAATCATATTGCTTAACTATGTTTGTTTGAATTCTTTTGTAATCAGGAATTTCTCCAGGTGTTCTTACTTTATTTTTTACAATGCGGTAAGGTACAATTTTAAACACAAATTCTTTTGGATGTTGTCCTAGAATATTAAATGTTTGTTCGTCAGGTCTTAAACTTACTTCTGTTCCTATTTTAAACCAATCTATATAAGGGTCTTGAGAATCTGCAAAATAATCCTTTTCGATATATTTTCGCATTTCATCAGAATTTAACAACACTTCTTCTATTACTTTTACAATTGGCGTTCCTTTAGGAAATGCAAATTTTACTGCACCATCTTTATTAGCAGTAAATCTACTTTGCGGTTTGTCTTGACTTTCTTTGTTGTCTTTGGGTTTGACCATTGTATCTTTTATTTTTTTGTCAAATTTACTTTTTCCCCATTTATTGTTTGCAGTTTGGTTTTCATTAAATGAACCTTCATTTTTTTCAGGAAATATAAAGTAATATTTGTGAGGCTTGTATTTGCTATCATGATCATCGTTAGCAATTGATTGATAATGGGCATTAAGTACAGAATCTAAGCTCTGAATATCTACAGAACTTCTACTGTTTAAACTAGATAATGCTCCTTTAACCGTGCCATCGAAAGAAAAGAATGTAACATCTGCAGGAAGTACAGAATACGGTGCTTGAAGTGCAAGTGCGGACCAAGGTATTGCTCTACATTCATATCTAGTGCCTGCTGCTGTATACTGTAGTTGTATATCGGTAAACTTAAACGGTATGTTCCTTTGTAACAATCTTTGATTAGATTTATTACTCATATCAACAGGAGCTCCGTCTGTGTTAAATCCTCTAAAGTCTATCCTAAGCAAAAATGGAGCTCCGATATAATGAATATTTCCTGCCTCTTGGGCAGTAGTTACAAGATTTTGCAACAACATACCCATACTGTAAGGTTCTATAAGTGTAAATCTAATATCTGTGTTTGATGTATTACCTCTGTTTATACCAGGAGTAACAAGACTCTTTATTTCAACATCTTCCATATAATAAGACATTGGTGCGCCTTCGTCAGATGCAAGCACTTTAGAAGATGGAGTTTGTCCTGCACCTCTAAACAAAACTTGTCCGTTGTTAAATCCTGCCCAGTCTGGATTTTTGTACTCTTCTGATTGCAGATCATCTTTAGACATACTTGCTATAGAAAAAATAGCGTTATATGATGCAAGTGGACTTAGTAAGTTCTTTTGTCTTGGCATATTAGATTCCTAATGCTGTTTTGACTCGGTCTGCTTTTGGTAGCCTAATTTTTGTTCCGGCTACCATATCAAAAACAGGGTCCTTTAACACTTCTGGATTCCTAACTGCAAAAACCCACCACAATTTTTCTGAACCATATAGATCAAATGCTAACAAATCTGGTCGGTAAGTGTATTGTGTTCCAAGTTCATACAATACATCGTCACTTTCGCTAGGAATACTCCTGGCACTGTATAAACCTAAATATTGATTATTGATAATTTCTGTGTTAGCATAAGGACTTGTTGTATTATATGTTGCCATTAGATGAATCCTTTTGTATCAGCATTTCCAAGATAGCCACCAGTGACAAAATCTTTTAGGGTAAACTTTTCTATTGTTTCTCTACTGTAAACTGGTACTAAACTAACTGTAATTTGTGAACTAGCCGGAGCATATGATTGTGGTTGCTTACTAGGAGCTTCAGCTACATTTACGCCTACTTCGCTTGATATGTAATCAACATCTTGAGGCAAATCTATCGTGAAATTTTGAATTACACACGGCATTTTATTAAACACATAATCTCCGTATCCGCTAAGTTTACATATAACAGGCGGATTTCCAGCATTTTCTCCTTCGCCAAAGAACATCTTGGTTGCACTTCTCAAAAAGTGTGTTGTAGCAAGCCAATATGCAGCATCTGCCTTGTTTTCAACAATAAATTCTCCAGTTATTGTAATTGTTTCAATACTACTATTTTGATATACCTGATAGGCATAATTAGTATGTGTAGGTTGTAAAGCATTATAATTGGCACTATGTTGAATAATTATTGACGGTGTTAAAGGAAATACCATAGCATTATCAGAATCCTTTAAAGGAGCAAAAAGTTTTGAATTCATATCATTCAAAACTGGAGGTAAGTGTATCTTAACTCGCCAGTCATTTGGCTCGTTCTTGATTGTTGCTTGTCCTTGCGATTTTGTTATTATTTCGGGTATATCTCGTTTTCTTAAAGCACTAGCAAATGCTGTTGCAACTCCAACAGCAGTACCAACAAGTGATCCTACGTCTGCCATATTTGTTCTCCTATAAAGTATTTAGTTGACTTTTATATGTGCGTATATTATAATAGTAGAGTTAGTTTGGAGAAAACATGAGAAAACAAAATTACCTTAACAATAAGGATTTATTACTAGAAATACATAAATCAAAAAATACATTTAATAGTTATACCGATGACAGTTACCATAAATTTGATATAATTTTGCCTAGCATAGACAAAATCAATATTAGAACTATTGCAGAAGCCAAAAGAAACAAAGCGAAACGCTTAGGACAACAAGATTACGAAAAGCGTAAACTTGCAGGTGAAAAAGTTAAACTTGCAGAGTGCGAAGTTGATTATAGAAAAATTGAAAAACAAGAATTAATATTCCGTGTAATGACATTTGACCATATTCCTGAAGATAAGGGCCGCAAAAAAAATCCAAAAACAGTTGCAGACAGACATGAAAAACTTCCTTTTCCGCCGTTCCAGCACTTTAAGTTCGACGAAAACGATGAGTTAGTGTGTGTAGGCAAAAGTCATTGGATAGGTGGTTTAGAAAATGGTTACTATTCTAAAGACCACGGTAAAGCAACAGATAAACTTGCACGTATGTGGATTAAACTTTGTGAAAGATATGCAACTAGAGGCAATGTACGTGGATATACGTATAATGATGAGATGCGCGGACAAGCCATACTACAACTTGCACAAATTGGACTACAGTTTGACGAATCAAAATCAAACAACCCTTTTGCATACTACACTGCAGCCGTTACAAATTCATTTGTACGTGTTATTAACATTGAAAAACGTAATCAAAATATCAGAGATGATATTCTTGAACAAAACGGCATGAATCCTAGTTACACAAGACAACACGCAGGAGAATGGGAAGCTGCCCAAAAGCGTGAAAAAGAAGCAAAAACCTAAATTTTTGTGTTGACTTTCAGT